TCGCATACATATGGAAGATGAGCGGTCAAAGCACTCCGATGAGAATTGACGGTGTTCCAAGCAATACATTTTTAGAAGTGGACCGTAGTGTTGTTAGTTCGTCTGCCGGGTCAAGCACAAGCACCATTAATACAATTCAAGAAAACATTGATAACATACCTCTTATTGGTAGTGGAGTGCAGATACCAGATGCAATTTTAATAAAAGATATAGATTCAAATACTAACCCTGACGGGTTTGATCGTTTTGTACAACTTGATTATAAAGGGTGGTTAAAAACTTACGACTCTAACGGAAATCTATCCGAAAACTATTTTGATTATGAAAGAAACGACTTTGTATCCAAAAGATGGTTTATAAGATTTGATGCTACAGATGGAGCTTACATCTCACATTCAGAAGATCAAAATGTTAAAAAAGAATTTAATTCTATACAAGAATACATATCTAATGACAGAGCTTTATATTTTGGCGGCGGAAATGGTGGTGGATCAAGCAGCGCAACTACAACTTTTGATGCTCTAACCGATACACCAGTAGATTATGTTAATCATAGTGGAGATTATCTAGTAGTAACCGATGGCGAAGATGGTGTTGGTTTTACAGGTATCGAAAAAATAGCTGCCGACCTAACAGATTATGGATTTAGTACAACTACAACTTTTGATGCTCTAACCGATACGCCGGTAGATTACGTTAATAATAGTGGCAAATATGTTGTCGTTAACGATACAGAAGACGGTTTGCGTTTTGTCCCAGCTGGGGATTTATTAGCACTTGGTTCACTTGAAGGCTATGATAACTGCTCAAACTTACATTTGCAAAGTAATACCATCAATAACTCTTCAACATTCCAAGATTTAAGTATTAATAATTTTTCAATAGGAGCCCTGAATGCAAAACACTCTACGACCACAACTCCTATTTATGGCTCTTCTAGCATTTTATTTGATAATGATGGCTATTTATCTATTGGTGTAGCATCTGACTTCGCGGTTTTGAGTAGCAAGTTTATATCAAATTTTACTATTCAAGCATATATAAAACCAGTATTGTTCGATGGATCAACAATGCCTATTTTGGGCAATGCTGGACAGATTACAGATCATGGTTTTAGGTTATATATTAACGGAAATAATAAATTAGTATTTGATGTATGCAAGGGCCTAGCATCCCAAACTAGTGTCACGGTAATTAGTTCTCAGTCTATAATTCAAAACGAATGGCAACATATCGCTTTAGTTAATGAAAATAACACTTTAACACTTTATATAAACGGTTCCGATGTGGGGTCCACAGCCTGGACTGAAGACGGCACATCTATAGTTCCACAAATACCTTTACAGATTGGGGCGCTACCCATTGGTAACAATTCAAGCTTGAATTATTTCAATGGTTATATGCAAGATATTCGAATTGATCGAGCCGCATTTAACTCTCAATATTTCCCTCCAACAGAACTAACAAATTCAATTTGTAATCCGCCAACATTAGATATTGGGTTTACGAGTTTAAAAGACACTCCAATAAACTACACGAATGCTGCTGGCAAGTATGTCAGGGTAAGCAGTAACGAATCAGAGTTGGAGTTTGTTGGATTATCTATAGCCGGATCCACCAATAATCAATTTAGTAACTCTTTTCTTACAAATGATATTACTTCTGACCAAGTAATTTCAGAGTTTAATTTCGGAGGTTTAATACCTGGAAAAACTTATAGAATATCTTCGACTATTTGTTTCAATGCTGACAACCCCTCTGATTTCCCCAAAGTTGATTTTTACAATGAAGATAGAAAAATGTTTTCGTTGTTTTCAAAAGGATCAACCTCTACAAATAGCAACTCTATGCTTTTTATAGCTAGAGGAAATGAAGTTTATGCTTCTGGAAGAGACTTGAGTAACTCTGCTTATATAATGGGTCAAGATGAAATTAGTTTTGCTCAACTAGAATTACCTCCATCTGTAGTGGTTGATCTAGAAGAAGAAGAAATTCCCCCAGTAAGTCAGCCCGGCGAAGGAATATTCAGCATCTCTTCTATTAATGTGTTTACTAATGTAAATAATTCAGAAGATTTTGAAACATTTACAGGAATTTTAATAGATCAAGCAGGCGGCGCAATAAATAAATATTTTGATATTTCAGAGGTTAACGTTCTTACGAGTATTACCGATTTCGAACAAGAAGAAAACTTGAATGTGATTTTGCCATTTAATGACTTTGACTCATTTAAAGTGACTACTTTGAAAGCATTGTTCAATGTGCAACCCTACAGCAAGGAAGAAAATTTATCCGATATACATCCACTTTTTAGTGTACTTAATTTAGGATAACTCTATATGACTGCCAACTTACAACACTCTAGCGACAGCGAAGATAAAACCTCCACTTTCCCACATCCAAATTATCCATAATGAGCTCAACATTGAAAAGAATTACAACCGATGACTTCAATGGCATGCTTGAACTAATGCCAAATAAAACCACTAATGCCAGTAGCAATCAAGAAGCGGTTTGTATGTCTAAATTTACTTCGAATTTGGGAGTCGACCACGATTCCATTGAAAATGGAATATTCTTAAATCAGCACCTTACAAAAATATACAGCACCAAAGGAAACTTAAGTAGTAGTAGTGTTGATAAAATATTACTTTGGAGTGCAGATGATGAAAGACCAAATTATCTTGGTGCTTTTGGTCAGTACGATAGATTAGTTTGGGCTGGAAAATTTGAAAATTTAGGAGGATCGAATGGGACAGTATTTAAACATGCAAGAGTAAACGGAATAGATACGGATGGGTTTATGTTTGTTCCTAGTCCATACCATGATTTCACTCCTGGCCAAGGAGCGGAAATGTATTCCAGAGCTTTTCTTTCTAATGCAGATGAAAATGTAACTGGCTATGTGCCTGCTGAATCTTTCAGAATAAAATTAAGATTTCAAAATCTCCAACCAAAAACTTTTGTTCCATTATTTGGTTATGTTGTATCTATGGGAATTAGCTCAAAAGAAGTGGTTAATGCTATGGATACAATGTATGCCCCTCGTGGAACTGCAATACTAAATTGGATCACTTCATCTGTAGGAACAGCCAGCTATTATGAAAATTCTTGGTACTCCCAACACTATAATTTTCCTGGGGGTATATCAAGCGGAACCAATAATATTATGGGATATGGAGTATCAGCAGATACTAGCTTGGGAGGAGGGTACACAAGTAAAATGTATGGCGATAATAATGGCGATGGATTCTCGGAAAGAAAAAGTTTTAATGCTTTATACACGGAACAAGAATTCACGAGCGCACATGTTAAATATGGCGAATTTCCTGACGCAAGCACTGATTATGCCTATACTGCTAATAACGTTTTTAGGGGTGAAAATTGCAGGCATTCTGTTGTATATTTTTTATATGCATACGACACAAATGGCAAGGGAATGATTATTTCGTGTGCGGGAGAAGCGGATGAATTTGAGGCAATAAACAACCCAAACCACAAAATATTTTCGTACAAACCCACAAACTCTTATTTTGGAGACTCAAATAAAAATGGTTATTTGGATTTTGCTGCCCCATATGAAATAACTTCATTTCTAGATGATCCTAATAACGATTTAACAGATCTTTATAATAAATATGATCCTTCTATTTATAGAATTGGCCCAATTACAAATAATTGGGTTCAAGATACTCCCTATAGGTTAATATACGAACATTGGAATGATTTAGCTGATCCATTTATTGAAGGGGCAGGAAATAATACATTGGGTTGGTATTTTACTAAATTTGGATGGAGGCAATCTTCTTTTACAAATTCAAATGTTTTGGCGAGATACATGAGCATTAAACAGGGGCAAATAACTCCTGATCAACGGTTCGATGACAATGTGACGAATGATCTACCTCCCAACTTTAGTGGCACAGGTGGGACAATATGGGGTTTGAGCCAAGGCTACATACCTCCTGGTGAAACTACAAATCATTATCAAAATTTACAAATAGTTGCATTTGGAGACGTTAGTAATAATATTGATTTTTCGAACTGGGAAGATATTATTATCAATGTTAATACATTAGTAAAATGGAATGATAACAGTCAATATTCTCATTTAAATGGATACGGATTATCTAAATATAAATTTGATTATGACAATTGGGATAGTTTAAATAACACCGTGCCTATTGCAAGTCCAAGCTCAAATTCAAAATTGGGAACCTACTACTTTTCACAACCAATTGTTAAATTATACACTGGAAAAATTTTAGATTTTGTATTTCGAGATGTTCCGTGTCAAAAATATTTTGGCGCTGCTACAAGCGCAAGCAATACTGGACTTCAATTTTCCGGAAGAGATTGGCTCGGTTGGGGGACTCTAAGTAGTCAGGGTCCAAGCTGTTTAGTTTTAAGGCCTAGCTTTAGGGCGCAAGGAGAAATTCATTCTTTTAGTTATGGAGCTTATCATAATCAACAGAGTTATGAAACAATTGGTGGGTCAAGTAAGATCTCTAATAATTTTCGCAGTGGAAACGATACCGAATATCTTTTTCCTAAAATGGGTTACTCTTATAACCCAATAAATGATGCGTCTAATAATGCGGGCTCTTTTGTTGATCCAAATAACTCTTTACTTAATCCATTGTTTATGTTGGATGATGACCTTACAACAAAAACAAGTATAACGAAGGCGGGATTGGATAATGCAATATATATATCAATGAATGATGCCGGAGGATTATTTACTGACACAGGAAATGAGTCAAATTATGAAATCAATAATTTCTCAATTTTTATTAGAGGAATTACTTTAAGTGCATTAAGTTATCATGATTTAAAGTTTGCTATTGTTGATGCTCCAAACAGTAGTGCCCAAGTATTGTTTGCCAGCACTTCAAATTCAGCCTTTATGAATCACCATATAAGTGAGGTACCCATTAATAATGTGGTATCTTTCCCGCAAGATAAATCGGCTTATTGTGTCTCTTTTAATCAATCAAATACGGGCCTCATTCGTTATAACGATATCCAAAACGCTTATTTAAAAATTTGGGCAGACCCTCAATAAATGGATTGGTCAATCATATTGTCTTCTGTAATTGTCGCATCGACAACAATTTTAGGGATTTTTATAAAAGAGTTTCTGCAAAAACATAAAAATAAGCAAGACAGTTGTGTTATTAAATATACTAAAAAAAACCAGAACATACAGAAAGCAATAAAATACACCCTAGAAAAGAGTGGGGCTGATCGAGCATATATTTACGAATTCCATAATGGTGAAACTTTTTACAGCGGTAATCACCAGCAAAAATTTAGCTGTACATATGAAGTTGTCAATATTGCGGTTAGTGCAGAGTCTATGAATTTACAAGGCTTAAGGGTGAGCACATTTAATGATTACATAAAAGATGTCTTGGGAATAACTGATGGAGAATATTTTGCCTCAACAGATGCAGAAAAAATTGAGAACCCATTAATTAAAAATTGGTTACAGTCTAGAGGAATAGAGTCTTCGTATTCTTTTCCAATTAAAACTTTAAATGATGGAATTGTGGGTATTCTATGTATTGACTTTACAAAAAACAAAACAAAACTAAACACAGAACAAATTTCATTAATGAAAAATCAATCTGTTATCATTAGTGGATATTTAATTTAAAATAGAATTTATGTAAATATTTTTTTACTATTAAACATGTTATCAACATATTGTCAACACTGTGGTAGTAAAAATGAATATCGTTTAACAAAGCCTAAATTTTGTTCTAGCTGTGGTCAGCCATCAGTTGGAGCAGAGTTAAGCACACAAAAACCCCAAGAAAACCTAAGAAATCATTCTAGGGCTATAGAAATGCAAATAGATGATGAAGATGGTACGGATGTTTTTGAAGTTCCTCATATTAATAACTTAGAATATGAAATAGAAGTGTCAGCTAACACTTTTAAATTGGGCTCTATATTACCAGAACAACCAAAAAACACTCCACAGAAAAAAAAGCGGGGAAGGCCTAGAAAGAATGGGTGAACCCAAAACAATAAAATATGAAGACCGAATAGACGTAATAAACGAAGAAATTCGAAAACGTAAAAACAGGTGGTTTTTGGATTCTATGCCCTGGATATCTTTTGAAGATGTCGAGCAAATCATAAGGATTCACATATATCAAAAGTGGGACCAATGGGATCAACGGAGAGATTTAAAGCCCTGGATAAATAAAATTATTACGAATCAATTTAAAAATATTTTAAGAAACTTTTATTTAAACTTTGCAAAACCATGTAGTAATTGTCCATTTGATACTTCTATAGGTGGAGAAAATTTATGTTCATTTACAAAAAGTGGCGCACAAGATAGAAGTTGCCCTTTATATAAAAAGTGGGAAAAGAGCAAAAAAAGTGCTCACGATGTTAAAATTCCATTGAGGCTAGACGCTAAAGAATATGAGTCTACTGAGTTTTCAGCTAATACATTTAATGTTGATTTAGCTATTGTGGCCGTACAAAAACACTTAAAAGAAGAATTATCCGAAAGACACTACAAAATCTATAACATGCTTTTTATTCAAAACATGAGCGAAGATGATGTTGCCAAGGAATTAGGTTACAGAAGTAGCGAGCAAGGAAGAAAGGCTGGATACAAGCAAATAAAAAATATGCGCAAATTCTTCAAAGAAAAGGTAATTAAAATAATAAAAAATAAGGATATTATATTATGAAATTAACTGAAGATCATAAAAAATTTATTGATGATAATTTTCACAAAATACCCGATTTAATAGAATTAACGAGAGCTACTTTTAAAGATGGCACTATTGATGGAAGATCAAAACAAGGAAGGGCTGTAAGAGAATATTTAGCCTCTAAAGAGATAAAATATAAAACCACTAAACATGAAGAGGTTAAACCTATCGTTCTAACTGAAGAACAAAAAGATTTCATTGAGCAGTATTCTCAAGACGGTATGAGTAGCTATCAAATCGCCCAACTGCTATTCCCAGAAGACGAAGTTAAAAAACTTGGAAGAGAACAACGTACCGTGGGCAACTATTTAGAGGCTGTAAAAAAGAGAAAGCGAGAAGAGAATAGGGCTGAGCGCAACAAATACGATGGGCCCAAAAACATATCAGAGTGTATTGATCGAGTAAACTTATATACAGATGCGGGCCTGCAAGAAGGTCAAATGAAAGCTATGGAAAGAAAATCAATAGATTCATTATTTAAGTTTTTAAAATCCCCAAGATTTACTCAGATTATAAGTAATTATCACAAAGAAGAAGATCAAGATTTATTTGAAGCAGAATTTATTCGCGCAACATGGGACAAGCCTGATTTAAGTGCTGATGAAATTAATTTATATGTTAATGTTTGTGTGGATTATATTAACTTGAAAAATATATCATCCCACATGGAAAAACTAAATAGAATGTTTGATGAAGCTGACGAACAGCAAGAGCTAACCGTCAGATTATCAGAGCTATTAAAAACAAAAAGTGAAGAGTATAATCAGTGCGAAAAGAGGCAGGAATCACTCATTCAAAGGTTAGCTGGTGACAGAGCTAAAAGAATATCTCAAAGGCAAGATCAAAATGCATCAATATTATCATTAGTTGAAAGCTTTCAAAACGAGGAAGAAAGAAAGCTTATGGTTAAAATGGCAGAAATGCAAAAGAAAGCAATCAAAGAAGAAGCTGAACATTTGGAATCTATGAACGAATGGAAGGCTAGAATACTAGGTATTTCAAAAAGTGATGTCATCTAGCTTTAAATGTAAAGTGTGTCACGAAGAGTTTGACACAGAAAAAGGTTTACATATACACCTCAAAAAACACAAGCTTGACTTAGCTACATATTATACAACTTATTATCCAAAAACTAACTTGCTTACTGGAGAACCTTTACCATTTAAAAATAAAGATGAATATTTTAGTAGAGATTTTTCTACTAGGAAACAATTAATTAAATGGTGCATGTCTCAGGACAAAGAAAAAGCTGGAGAGTATGCATTAAAAAAATTAAAGCAAAGAATAAATGATAAGAAATTAAAATATGCACCGAACCATTTAGAATTAAAAATTGCCCAGTTGCCCGATATTGATGTTTATAAATATGCATTTGGTTCTTACGGTAAAGCTTGCAAAGAAGCTGGAGTCAAACCTTTACATAGTAGTAGAATTGATCCAGATTTTTTTAAAGATGATGAACATTTTGAGAATCTAAAGATTTTTATTGATACTCGAGAACAAAAACCATTAACTTTTAATGTTTCAGAAGATCTTAAACTCGACTTTGGAGATTATACTGTGGGCGGCAAAGATTATAATTACACATATGTAGACAGAAAGTCTGATTCTGACTTCAAGGGTACATTATCTGGCGGGCTAGCTAGGTTCAGAAGGGAATTGCAAAGAGTAAAAGAGTTTGATTCATATTTATTTATAGTAGTAGAAAGCGATCTAAATAGATTGTATAAAAACAATATGTATGGAGCTCATAAATCTAATTTAAAATTTGTATATCATAATATGAGATTAATCTCTCATGAATTTGCAGGACATTGTCAATTTGTATTTACAGGTACAAGAGCGAACTCACAATCAGTTATTCCAAAAATTTTAACTCTAGGGAAAAAGTTATGGGATGTTGATTTACAATACTATATAGATAAAAATGGCTTGGATTGAGGGAAATCAAAATAGAAGACCTAAAGCTGATGTCAATCAAGAGATATTAGAGCTGGAAGGATTTCTCGAAGAAAATGATGCGAAGCAAAATCTTTACAAATTTTTAAAAGACAACATTACATTCACTACAAATTTATTGGCTGGAGTAGATTTATTCCCCTTTCAACATATGGCTATTAAAGCTATGTTTGAAACTGATTATTTTATGGGGGTATGGAGTCGCGGTATGAGTAAATCATTTACAACTGGTGTGTATGCATTTCTAGATGCAATTATCCACCAAGGAGTAGAGATTGGTATCTTGGCCGCATCATTCAGGCAGTCCAAGCAAATATTTAAAAAGATAGAAGATATAGCTAATAAACCAGAAGCGGGAATGCTCGCTGGAGCTATTACAAAAAAATCAAAGAGTAACGATGAGTGGTTGATGGAAATAGGTAGAAGCAGAATACGAGCTTTGCCCCTGGGGGATGGCTCCAAGCTCCGTGGTTTTCGTTTTCATAGGATTATTATTGACGAGTTTCTTTTAATGCCAGAAAGTATTTATAATGAAGTTATTGTGCCCTTCCTTTCAGTTGTAGAAAATCCCACTCAAAGAGAAAACTTATACAATTTAGAAACCAGTTTAATCGAGCAAGGAAAAATGGCAGAAGAAGAGCGATATGTTTGGCCAAACAATAAACTGATTATGTTATCTTCCGCAAGCTATAAATTTGAATATATGTATAAATTATACAGTCAATTTGACAACCTAATTATGGGCAAAAATTCAGAACAAGATAAAGCTACTCGATGCATAATGCAGTTTTCTTATGATTGCGCCCCCAAACAGTTATACGATCAAAACCTTATTACTCAAGCTAAAGCTACAATGAGTCAATCTCAGTTTGAGAGAGAGTTTGGGGCACTATTCACAGATGATAGTTCTGGATACTTTAAAACTTCAAGAATGGCTGCTTGTACAGTGCCCGACGGAGAGGATCCCCATGTAGAGATTAAAGGTCAACCAGAAGATGAATATATCTTAGCTTTTGACCCTTCTTGGTCTGAGAGTGAAAGTAGTGATGATTTCGCTATGCAAGTTTTAAAGTACCACA